CTATAATACTTTTATTGGTAGTTTAGGAAGCCAACAAACTACTAATGCAGAAATAGGACAAGTTAGAATTTATCATACAGCTTTAACTTCAGCCCAAGTAGCACAAAACTATTTAGCTACAAAAAATAATTATCCTAATGGGAATCACGCAACAATAAATGGTGCTACTTTTAATTCAGGCACACCAAGTTTTTTAAGATTAGATGGTATTAATGATAAAATCACTACTGGATTTACAAATCCTAAATTTGAAGAAATGACTATTACAGGTTATGTTCGTTTTGATGATGCTACTCCAAGTGGTACACAAACTTTTATAACTGATACACCTGATGCTAATGAATATAAAGCTACTTTTCATATTACACTTAATACAAATGGTAATTTTTTTATACATATTGGTGATGGAAGTAGTGCTACAAATGGTTCTGCTAATTTAATTGCATCAGGTTTTCAAGATGATACTTGGTGCCACATAGCTTTTACTTTAGATGGCATAAATGATACTTTAAAATATTATAAAAATGGAAGTTTATCATCTACTATATTTGATGGCACAGCTAATAAAATAGGTACACATACTGCAAATACAGTATTTACTCTTGGTGCTTTTGGTAGTAGTCATTTTGCAGATATGGATTGGGGACAATTTAAAATATTTAATAAAACACTATCAGCGAGTGAAGTATTAGCTGAATATAATGCAACCAAATCAACATACGGATTGTAATGATAACAGATTTAAGAACATATGGTTTGTCAGCATTTGCATTAGTGTTTAGTTCAATGCCACAAATAAATGTTTATTTACAAACAGCAGTTCTAGTTCTTACAATAGTTTTAGTAGTAATACAGATATACCAAAAAACAAAATGATACCAAAGAATGGCACTTTTAGATTCCTGTTGCACTTTTCAGGTGCGTTACTTGTATTTTTTCTTATAGTAGGTATACTTGTATACTTAACAGAATATACAATACCTGAAGAAAATGCTTCTATAGTGAACACGCTAATAGGTATGATAGCTGCAAGTGTGGCCATGATTATTTCAACTATTACTGGTAGAAACCCTGATGAATTAGAAAGTGCAAAGAAAAAAATAAGTTCCCTTGAAATGAAAGTAGATATGCTTGTAAGCCAAAAAGATAGTTTAGAAAATTTAGTAATAGAAATGCAAAAAGATAGTATAGAAAAGTTATCTTTGATGAGTACAGTATGGATAGATGATTTAAGAAAAAATGCAACTAAAAAACTTTAAACTTGAAGAATTTGATAGCCCTGACTTTAAAGGTTCAGGTAAAAATATGGATGCTGATTTTATGCAGTTACTTGACAGGGCAAGAACTGAAGCAGGAATACCATTTAAAATTAATAGTGGATATAGAACAGAAAGCCACAATGCAAAAGTGGGTGGAAAACCTAAAACAAATACAAGCAAAGGAAGTAGCCACATGTATGGACTTGCAGCAGATATTGCTTGTACAGATTCTGTTACAAGACAAAAAATACTTACAGCACTTATTAAAGTTGGATTTAAAAGAATTGGAATCGCAAAAACATTTTTGCATACGGACTTGGATAATGATAAACCCAACGCAATTTGGCTTTACAGCTAAAACATCTTTAGTAGGAAATACACACCATGCCAAAGAAAAAATTCAAAGAAACAGGGGTAGGTAAATTTTTACTAGAAAAAATACCTAACATAGTAGGCACATTAGCAGAAGGCACACCTGCAAGTGGAATTGTAAAAGCACTTATAGGAGAAAGTGCAATGAGTACAGAAGATAAAGAACTAGCCCTTAAAAAACTAGAACAAGAAATACACGAATTTGATGGTATTACAAAAAGGTGGGTTGCAGATTCACAAAGTAGTAGTTGGTTAGCACAAAATGTAAGACCACTTACCCTAGCATTTTTAACAATAGCTTTTGTAATAGGTTGGTACATGCAGATCAAAGAACTGGAAATAGTAAAAGAATTACTTTGGGTAGTTTTTGCAGGTTACTTTGGGGGTAGAACTTATGAAAAGGTAAAAGGTAGGGCAAATGGCTAGACAACAGATAAGCACTTATAAGGCACGAAAAAAAGTAAAACGACCAAATGTACATGCCAAGACCAAAACAAGCAAACTAAAGGGTTCTAAACACTACAGAAAGGCATACAGGGGGCAAGGTAGATAACAAACTTGACTTTGTAAAAAAAAACAGCTAACTTTGGTGGGCTAGTGGGAATATATGCCAAAAAAAAAATTAAGCAAAAGTAAACTTGTAAAAAAACTAGATAAAATATTTAGTATATATGTAAGGTTGTTTAATGCTGACAAGAATGGAAATTGCAAATGTATTACTTGCGGTAAACAGCAACACTATAAACAACTACATGCAGGGCATTTTATAAGTAGAAGACACTTATGTACAAGGTGGGATGAAAGAAATGTAAAACCCCAGTGTGTTTATTGCAACACTTACCAACAAGGTAGACAATACGAGTTTAGTTTACAACTTGGTAAAAAGTTATCACAAGATTTATTAAAAAAAAGTAAAGAAGTTTGTAAGTTTGCACCAAGTGATATTGAAGAATTGATTAACCACTACACTACAAAGGTTAAGAATATTACTTAATGTTTCTTATTTATAATTGTTTAAATGTGGGGGTATGAAAGTACCCCTTTTTTTATTTGCTATTTTTTTTGTAACTTGGTTAATAATTTTAAAATAAATAATTATGGATAGAACACAAATGTATATTATAAAACAAAGTTCAATAAAAACAGCTTTTGAATTTTATGGGCAATGCAGCAATACAGGTTGCAAATACAGTAATGCTACTACAGAAGATGCTTTTAAGTTAGCAGATCAAATAGTAGATTGGGTAATAGGTAAGGGTGCAACAAATACTAATATAGTAGATGACCTGCCTAAAGTACCTGATGAGCAAAAGAAGTGGCTAAATAGGGGTACACCTGAATATAGTGCCATGATAGAATACAGAAAACAAGGTGGTAGTGTAAAACAAATTAGAAACCAGTTTAAAGTAAGTAAAGAAATTGAAACAGAATTATCAAAAATATAAATATGTACAAAGTAGAAGGACAAATAAAACAAATAAACAATTTGCAAAAGTTGGAAGGCAATACAGGGTTGAACCAAGTGCAAACAATGATACTAGAAACAAAGGATAAATACCCACAAGAATTACCTGTAGAATTTTGGAATAAAGCAATAGAAAGTTTAAGCCAATATAAAGTAGGTGATACTGTTACTGTAAGCATGAATGTAAATAGTAACAAGTGGAAAGATAGATTCTTTGTTAAACTAAAAGGGTTTAAAATAGAAACTGGTAATGAAGTTACCAATACAGAACAAAACCCTGATAGGAATATAGAAGTAGATTTACCATTTTAATTACAGGGGGTTTTTACCCCCTTTTTTTATGATAATAAGAGCAACTGAAATAAAAAACAAACTACTGGATATAAAGTTTGGTAGGGTTAAGGAAGGTTTAAAAATTGGTATACCTGAAATAGATGAATACATAAGGTTAAAACTTAATGGTAATACTACACTTCTTATTGGTCATGCAAACGTAGGTAAGACAAGTGTAGCAATTTACCTACTAACTGTGTGGGCTGTACTACATAAAACTAAAACACTTATTTGGAGTTCTGAAAATACAGTAGATTCTATAGTAAGAAAGATAATAGAGTTTAAAATGGGTAAACCTATAAGTATGGCAAGTGAAGTAGAAATACAAACTGCGTTAGGGTGGTGTGATGATTACTTTAAAATTATAGATGTAGATGAATTGTATACTTATAAAGATTTACTTGCAGAAGCAAATGCAATCAAAGATGCTTGGGATTACAATTTATGTTTGATTGATCCTTATAATAGTTTAGCTAAAGAACCCCAAGATATTAAAAGTTTAGGTGGCCATGAATACGATTACATGGTACTTACTGAATTAAGATTATTTGCAAAGAAAAGGGGTATAAGTTTGTTTTTAAATTGTCATGGTAATAGTGAAGCATTAAGAAGAACACACCCAAAAAGTCATGAATATGAAAATTTACCTGTACCTTTAGGTATGGCAAGTATAGAAGGTGGGGGGAAGTTTGGAAATAGATTTAATGATTGCTATTGTATACATAGATATACAGGACATCCTACAGAATGGATGTACACACACTTGCATGTTTTAAAAGTAAAGGAAACAGAAACAGGTGGTAGATGTACACCATTTGAACAACCAGTTAAAATACGAATGAAAATAAACAATGTAGGTTTTGAGTTTGCAGGACAAGATATACTACATAACAAAAAGAATATAAAACAGGTAATGTTTTGATACATATAGTTATAACACTTTTAATATTAACAACAGCAGCTATGTACTGGAGTAATTTAGTAGATGGTAATGTAAGTATTGCACCTATTATTGGTTTGATGTTTGGATGTTTATATTCTTACCAACAATTTGAAGAAGAAACTGAATATACTTTACAATTTTGTTTATTTATAGTTAGTATTACAGTAGAATGGAAAAGTACAAATGGATTGAAAAAGTAGCAAAGTACCATAACGATTGGATTAAAATAGTAAATAGTTTTGGTGAATATAATTATGCAGAAGATATAGTACAGCTTTCTTATTTAGCACTTATGAGGTATGCAAGTGAAAACAAAGTAATAAAAAATGGAAAAGTAAGCAGAGGTTATATGTACTTTACACTACGATCACTTTTTTACCAGTATTACAATAAAAAGAAAAAAGTAAGAAAATACAGTATTGATAATGGTGAATATGATATACAACTACCTTATGAAGATAATATAGAAGAAAACGAAGCATACCACAAAATTTGTAGTTTAGTAGAT